AAAGAATCTTGCTGGTGCTGGACTACAAAAAATAGACATTAACGGCCAACAGTATGTTTGGACTGATGAACAAGTCGAAGCGGCAATTAACGGAACTACATCAATACCTAGGGGGGCTAGAACAATGTCTCCAACTATCACTACAACTGTATCAGGAACGACATTTGCTGCACCAGCACCAAATGTATTCTGTGGAATTGAGAAGAGAGATGCGTCTGCTTATCCAGCAGATATTCAAGCACTAATACCAACCAAAGCAAAGGGCTACGTTGAGCAAGGTTTAGTTGGCTCAGAATTAGAGTTTATGGCTTTCTGTCATAAAATGAATTCACATTTGATGACTCAGGGTGGAACAGGCTGTGGAAAAACTATGGCTATCTATGAGTTTGCACGTCTTATCGGACAACCAATTTGCAGAATAGTTGGTGGTGTTGGTATTGAATGGGATGACCTTCAAGGAACACTTCTAGTTAGAGAAACAGCAAGTGGTGCAACCGAGACACGTTTTATTGACGGCCAACTAACGAAAGCAATGCGTCATGGATGCATTCTTTACATTGATGAAATCAACTTCATCAAGCCAGCAGTTCTAAGTCAATTAAACGATGTTTTAGATGCTGGTCATATGGTCATAAATCAGAATGAAACTGCATCAGGTGCAGAAGTTCTTCATGCTCATCCTGACTTTAGAATTATAGCATCTATGAATCCAAACTATGCTGGAACTTCACCACTAAACAATGCAACACGAAGAAGGTTTAGTCGCACACTAAACTTCGACTATCTTGGCCGTGATTTAGAGATTGACGTTATCCAACAACAATCAGGTAATTTCAATGTAGATGCTGCAACAGAAATTGTTCAGTTTGCTCGCAATGTTAGAAAGGCAAATGAGTCAATGACATTCTCAGAACCAACTGACTTAGGAACAAGCACACTTGTAACTGTAATGGAGACATTATCTGTTTACAATATGCAACAAACTCTTGATACAGTTGTTTATCCATTGTTTGACGTTGATGACATTGAAGAAGTTAAAATCCTAGCAAGAGCAAATATCGAGGATTTGGCTTAAGGAATAAATTGGAGATTACAAAATAAAAATTAAGGATGTGATATCAAGGAAAAAATAACAGACGAAAAAAACTTGGGGGGCAACTTCGGTTGTCTCCCTTTTTTTTATTTTCAATATCGGATTTTTTTCTCAAATTTTTTCTGATGTGATTTAGAATATTAGATGTTGACCTCAACATATGCCGATAGAGCGATTCTAAGGCCACGTTTTGATATCGGTGGTAATCTGAGTCCTGTTAATCGAACAAATGGCTCAGATTGCTTCTATTGGTATCAGAATAGTCAGATTCGTAAATGCTTCTGACTACGATATTGATAAAGGTGGGAATATCAGGCTTTGATATGAGCAATCAGAATGAGATAAATGCACAGCACGAAATCGAAGATATGAGATTACAAATTCAGCAATTGAATGTCAGAATAGAAAAGTTGGAATCTATACTAACTGCAATATCCCAAGCAGCAGATATCAGAACTCCAAATATGACAAATGAACATCTAAGAAATCAGACTACATTGATGGGCTGGAAATGATTGGAATAAAATCAATCTATCAACCAATGAAATCTTTGTTAGATAATTGGTCAATGAAAAACAAATCTAACATGAACACGATAATCATTCATGGAGAATCAGGAGTTGGAAAAACAACTCTATCAAAATCATATTCAACAAACTCAGGTTTTGAACCCCAATTCATATCAGACTTGAATGGTAAATATCCTTTCTCAAAAGTAACAGCATTAAGTCTTTCAGGACTACCAAGAATAGCAATTGTTGATGATGCTGATTCTCTATCAAAAAAACATTGGAAAATAGTATCAGATTTTTCAAATCAAAAATTATCTCCAATGATAATCATCGTCATCAATCTGAAATCTGTTCCGTTCAATCTCAGGAAGATTAGTTTACTTGTTGAAGTCAACAGACCTTCTAAGGAAAATCTGTTCGATTTTTTGAAATCCAAATCAACGGATTTTGATGATGAACATCTGAAATATATTGCTGAGATATCTCCAACTTGGAGAAGTGCTGGACTCAATCTCCTGACATCTCCAAATGGATTTAGATGTGAAGAAGAAATTAGAACAAAAGATTTGTTTGGTGTCGAAGAGAACCAAGCAATATTATCAGGAAAATATCATGGAAATAGAATGAATAATCATCCTTCAAGTTTGATTCAAATGGCTGAATATAATCATGTAAATACAGATGATTTAATCACAGGAATAAAGATGCATTCTGAATCTTGGAATTATGCTGGATTATCTAGGGTTTTGAAGAACTATTTGTTGACCCTAAGAACGGCTCACAGCAAGCCTGTTCCATTCAGGAAGAATGCTAGGTTTGGTAAAGGTGGTAAAGTCTGACTAAAACAATCCACCACATAGAACTGCTTATTAGTGGAAACTAACCCCGTAGGGATATGCAAAGCACAGCCGAAGCCACAAGATTGTCAAGAAACAAAGTGAAAGAAGCCCGATTCCATAGAGTCTCGAAGGTCATGTCAGGAGAATTAACAGGGTTTGGTTCTAAGGTCGAGAGAGTAGTAATTGACCCACATGGCAAAGCCTGTACCAATGGAAAAATAATTTGGATTCCTGAGTCAATGCACGACAATCCAATTTACAATCAAATCATGCAAGAAGCAATCTTAGCACATGAGAATGCTCATCACAGATATACAGATTTCGTAGCATGGAATCGCAAGGTGGTCAAGCCGACTCAGAAATATGCTTGCGACCCACTACTACACAAGTTTGTAAATATGCTAGAAGATGCTAGAATCAATCACCTATTCGGTCAGGATTGGAAGGGTAGTAAAAAGAGGATGCAATTTACTCACGAAGTTTTCATGCAAAGACACAAAGAAAACACAACTGATGATTCACCTTTGAAAGAGCAAGCAATGGTTGCTATGATGACCGAAGCAATTGTTCACGAACCACATTGGTTTACAACACCCGAAGTTGTTGACTTCATGGATGCTAATAGAGCATTACTAAACAATGCAATCAAGCAAAGACATACATCTGCTGTGATAGACCAAGCAAAGAGATTAATCAAAGCGTTTAGAGAAGCATTCCCTGACGAAGATGACCCATCCACAGGAATGTCATCAGATGACCTATCTCAACAACAAGTCGAGGAAGCATCAGAACAACAAGAGTCTCAAGGTCGCAATCCTGAACAAGTCAGTTCTAACAGATTCAAGGACATGAAAGAAGCAGAAAAAGCAGAACCAAAAGAAGAGAAGAAATCAGAAGATTCAGATTCAAATTCAGATTCAGATTCCACACTTGGAGATTCAGAATCAGAAGGTTCAGATTCAGATTCAGAAGGTGCTGGTAGTGATGGAGAAGATTCAGATGAAGAATCAGATTCAGAAGGTGCTGGTGGAGAAGGTGGAGAAGATTCAGATTCAGATGGAGATTCAGACTCAGAACCAATGACAGGAGATGCAGATTCAGAAGGTGCTGAAACTGATGGAGATGGAGATGGAGAAGATTCAGATGGAGATGTAGATGGAGATTCAGATTCAGATGATGGTGGTCGAGGCGGAGTTGGTGAAACAGGTACGTTTGAAGAGGCTTGGGCTGACTTACTTGACTCAGTTGATAGTGATGTAGCCGAGATAGAAGAAACGGCCTTAGATTTGGATAATGGGATAGAAACATCTGCAACAAAACAAATAGTGAAAGATGTTACAGAAATCAAAGGTAAAACCGTTGAAGAAGATTCTTACAGCATGGTTACAGAATGTGGTCATAAAATAGAAGTTGTCGCTACTGCTAAAGACTTTAGAAATAGAGAAAATAAAATCATGCGTCATGCAAGCACATACAACCGTGTAGCAACACAACAAAAGAGAGTAATCAAGAGGATTACTAACGAGATGAAAAGAAGATTGAAAGGTCAAGACCCATCATGGGAAACAGAACAAAAAAGTGGTCGTCTAAATCCACGAAGGGCATACAAATTAGGTAATGCTAAAGTCCACAAGATTGACAAAGTTTACAGAAAGAAAACCACACCTAAAGATGTTACAGGAAATGCTATCATTCTAATTGACGCATCAGGCTCAATGAGAAGTGGTAGTCGAGCATCAGATGCTTCTAATGCAGCAGTTGTTTTCTCAGAAGTTTTCCGCAACATCGGAATGAACTACGAAGTTGTTGACTTCAACACCCATTATGGAACAACCATGAGAGTCAGAAAATCCTTCGCAAGTGCTGGAACTTCAACTCTTGACAAAGCGTGTATTGCTGCACCATTTACAGGTTCAGCAAATGCAGATGGATATGCTGTTCAATGGTGCTTAGATAGACTTGCTACAATGAATGGTAGTCGCCTTCTCATTGTTATCTCAGATGGTCAACCAGCAGGTGCTTCGCCATCAGGCTTGACTGACGAAGAACATTTGATTCAAGTAACAGAAAATGCAAACAAGAAAATCGGTCTGCTTGGTATTGGAATCGCTGGTCAAGATACATCTCAATTTTACCCTAACGCTATTACTATCACAGACGAGTCTCAGATAGCAAGAGAAGCCATGACGGTGCTTCGCCCTATGTTGAAGCGTATCGTGCCTAGAGCATAGGTCTGAGGGTCAGGAAACGGTAAAGGAGATATTGATATGAGAAGGGCAATAGAAACAGATTACGATTACAAACATTGGGTTGGGGAAACTTTTCTTGATAAGCGGGAATTATTATTTTTTCAAGATAGTCGCAATAATGCAGAATTACATACAACTCATCCTAAAAAATATTGGGCTGATTCAAGTTTGAATCCAAAAGTGCAATTCAAAGATAGTTCTATGATAAGTGAAATATGGGCGGAACTTGGAAGATATATGTCAGAAAAAGAAATCAAAACCTGTGCTGATTGGTTGCATTATATTAGCGGCATTTCATCAGTATCACCATGTATTCAAGATGGTCGAGTAAATGCTCATTCTTACTCAATCACAACCCCTGTTGAAAAAATCAAAATTGCTGTGCAAAGTGATAAGAATGATTTTGATGGTGAACAACCATATTTCAAAAGAAGTCTTTTGTCTTTCATGGTCTTGCATAATGATGGAAGAAATGTCATCCTTGCACCATTGTTAAATGGAACAACAAAGTTTCCATTTGAGAACAACGTTGAGGAAGTTAATTATCCTCATGCAGAAGATGTTTTTGTATCTAAATTATGTTCCGCCAAATCAAAGAATCATGGATGGGTGAATGAATTATTTGTTGTGAATGTTGATTCAATTGAAGGTCAGCCTGAAAATAGTAAAGGTGGAAGTGTGTTTGATGACGAACTTAAGTTTGGAGATTTCATTCATTCTTCATGGCATAATATAACTCAGTCAGGAACAATAGAAATTGGTGAAGCAATTCTTGGAGACAATCTAGTTTATGATTTCATTCCGAAAACCGATTTGTATGTTGGTGGAAATCTGATTGAGAAGATGTTGACGCTAACAAATGATAATTACAATATGTTTGCTATGCTAGATTTGATGAATGAATTGACACATCAATGTGAGAGAGTTATTGATACACATACTGTTTCAACTACTACCAAAGTCAAAACTTCTAAGACTACATTTATTCCAACATGGAAGGATAACAGACCAAGCGAAACAATAGATTTGACCGATGGTGAATATGTGATGTATTCTGACATTTTCAGGTGTCCTGTATGCAATGTAAAGGTCAAGGTTATAGGTAAGGGTAGCAACCGGAAATCCCAAGCAGAATGCCCCCTGTGTAAAAAAGGGCAAATTGAGTTTCCACATTTAGTAAATAAAGAAGGAGTTGAAGAAGAATGAGTAAGAGAATTACAAAGAGTTTGAGGCAAGCAATAGTTAGAGCAATATACACAGGGAATGAACAACATTCTCAACCAATGAGGCCAAGCGAAATTGTTGGATATATCAAGAATGATTCTAAGTTGCCAATTTCGATGAGGGGAAAAACAACAAAGCAAGTTGCTTACATTTTGAGTCAGTTAGCAAGAGATTATGATGATGTCATAGTTACAGAAGTCTTAGGAAGAAACGGAACTAATCATCATGGTAATGAAAGATTCACAAAAGCATTCTCAATCAAATCAGATTATACTTTGTCTGATGCTGAAAAAGCAATTGCTGTTCCACAAAAGAAAAGACAAAACAAACAACAGATTACAGTTATGCTTTCACGAAACTCAATTGAGTATATTCAGGAATGGAAGAAACTTGGAATGTCAGCAGGTCAAGTTGTTGAGAATCTAATTACAGCAGATAGAGAAATCAATGGTTTACCTTCTAAGCAAACTAAGAATTCATTTGTTGAATTTACTAATCCTTTGCAGATAAATGACAAACTTGCTGTTTCTGATACAAATAGAAACGAATAGAGGCCATGAAATTATTCAGGGGTACAGTTTAACCTAAAATACAAACAAGTGGCTAGGATTGGCTCTATTGATACAAATATGACTAATATCGTTCTGACTGTTATCTGACCATATTCAAATCAATTTATTCACAACATATTCTGACAATCCTCAATAGCCGGAACACATCAGGGTTCATTGTGAGACAAATCGTATGGTCTGTTGATATGATGGATGGTCATGTTCTGATAGGACATGATGAATCAGGATTTGAGTTAGTTCAAGTCAGAACAGGTTCTTCACATTGGAAGTTTTCATTCTCAGGTTATGATGGTCATGGAAGAGTTAGAGTTGGTCATGGATGTAATTACAATCCATTACTTTTGATTGAGGATATTTTTCAGAAAATTGAAAATGGAATTGAAACGCCTGTTGAACTCAACATGGATAATTTCGATAACTCCACATTTTCTGAGGAATGGAGTTGAACGATTTGGATGGTGTTTGTTACGAAGGATTCAACAGATTTTGGAATTGGGTTGCTAAGAAAATTGGGTTGTTGATTTGATGATATCTTGGACTACAACAATTAGAGATGCAACATATCTTGTTGGCTTTGACAAAAATATGAAAGAGATAGGAAGTTTAGTTGAAATCGAAAACGAATGGATAATGCATCTTGATGAAAAAACAATCAGGGTAAAAGGCAATGGATGCAAAGACCCATTGAGATTCATGGAATGTTTAGTTTCACCATTATCTAATGATTCAAAAAAAGAAAAACATCCGATAATTTTGGAGTTCATTCATCCTGATGGTGAATGTTGGGAAGTTTGGAATAATTAGATACAGCCAATAACCCCTTTCATGGCTGGTGTATATATTGGTGGTGGCGTATGCCTAGAACAAATAATGAAAATCTTATTTCCGGCACACAAGCAGAACGAATATCTGTAACACTAGATGCTGAACAATTAGTCAAAGATACAACTACACAAGCATTGTTCGTAGGTGATGGCTCTACTGTTGGCGGAAGGGCTGTTGATGTCCGACCCGTTTCAGATATTACAGGCAACTATACTTTGGTCAGGGCTGACGAAGGAAAGATTCTCAGATTCAATTCTGCATCTGCAATTACAATCACAATTCCAACAAATGCGAATGTCGGATATCCTGTCAGTTTGACACGAATCCCATTCATAAATTTGGGTGCTGGTATTGTTACTTTGGTTGCAGATACCGGAGTAACTTTAAATTCTATCGAACCCAATATTAATTCTAAAGAAAGTGGAGAAATACACAAGACAGCAACTAACACTTGGTATCTATCAAAAGGTGGTGCAGGTGTAAGTCAATTAACAGAACTAACTGATGTCAATATTACTAATCTTCTCAATACTCAAACCTTACAATATAATACCACATCAGGTAAGTGGGAAAACGTATCTTCAACTGATGCAAATACAACTTACGATTTAGCAGTTCCAGCATCAACAACAAATCTCAGATTGACAGGTTCAGATGGCTCAACAGATAATATAACTTTGACAGGTGCAGGTGCAACTTCGATTGCTAGAACATCAGAAACAGAAATGACAATCACATCCACGAACACAACTTATGGGGTGTTGATACCAACAGGTACTACAAGTCTGAGATTGTCAGGTTCAGATTCATCAACAGATGACATTTCAATTGTTGGTGGAACAAATACAACTGTTACAAGAACATCAGATTCGATTCTAACTTTAGCCTCGGATGATACTACTTATTCTCTAGGAACTTCATCTGCTGGAAGTAATGCAACAATTGATTTGATAGCAGGTGGTTCAGGTAGTGGAACAGACTCGGTAACATTGGCTGCTGGAAGCAACATAACTATCTCAGAAACAGGAGATACAATCACCTTTGCTGGAACTGCTGGAACTGTTACAAGTGTATCGGGTTCAAGTCCTATTTCTGTATCATCAGGAACATCAACCCCAACCATATCAATTTCTCAAGCAGATGCAAGCACGAATGGATTCCTGAGCAGTTCAGATTGGTCAGTATTCCAAAGCCGTTTATCCAGCGTTGGAATAACAAGCGGTGGTGGTCTATCTGTATCAGGAAGTCCACTAACAAGTAATGGTTCAATTACACTAACAAACACAGGAGTAACATCTAATGTTGCAGGTACAGGAATATCAGTCTCAGGTGGAACAGGTGCAGTTACAATTACTAACACCGATTTGGGTTCTTCTCAAAACATATTCAAGACCGTAGCAATTAGTGGTCAAGACAATATTGTAGCAGATAGTAATTCAGATACATTGACACTTGCAGAAGGTAGCAATATTACATTGACTACTAATGCTGGAACTGATACAATTACAATCGCTGGAACTGATACAACTTATTCTGCTGGAACAGGATTAAATTTAGCCGGAACTACTTTCTCAAATACAGATTTGGGTTCGGCTCAGAACATATTCAAAACAATAGCAGTAAGTGGTCAGTCGGATATAGTCGCAGATAGCAATACAGACACGCTTACATTCGCTGCTGGGAGTAATGTGTCTATTACTACTACTGCGGGTACAGACACGCTTACAATCGCTTCTACGGACACAAACTATTCTGCTGGTTCAGGACTAGATTTGAATGGAACTACTTTCAGCGTTGATGTCTCAGATTTCATGGCTAATGGAGTCAACAATAGAATCCTAACTGCATCGGGTGCAGATTCCATAAATGCTGAGTCAGGTTTGACTTTCGATGGCAGCACTTTGAATGTTGGTGGAAGTGTAATAATTTCTTCTGACCTTACTGTGAATGGAACTACTACAACAATCAACACTCAGACTCTAAGTGTTGATGACCCAATGGTTGTTGTTGGAGATAACAATTCAGCGAATAGTGTTGACTTAGGAATCATAGGAAAATATGTTGACACCAACACATATTATTCAGGACTTCTACGAGATGCAAGTGCTGGCAAATTTAGATTATTCACAACAACTCAAGATTTGAGTTCGGCAACAACTGTTGACCCAACAAACGGTGGATATGCAAATGCAGATTTGATTGCTGGTGCAATACAACAATCGGGTGCAACAAATGGAATAGTATATGCAGATTCAAATGGCAACTTACTTGGTGGTAGAACAATATCAGAAGGAGTCGGTATTGACATCACAAATGGTAGTGCAGTTTCAGGTAATCCAACTATCTCTCTTGACTTATCTGAATTGACAACTTCAACATCAAATGCTGACGGTGATTTCTTTGTTGTCGTAGATACAGGAAATGCTCAGAAGAAATTAACGAAGGCTAACATCAATATTTCAGGATTCAATAATGATTCAGGATTCACAACAAATACAGGTACAGTTACATCAGTTGGGCTTGCAGGTGATAGTGGCTCAACAGCAATCACAACATCAGGTACATTCACGATTGCAGGTGGAACAAATGTAACAACAAGTTTGTCAGGTTCAACTCTTACAATTGCTGCAACAGATACTAACACAACTTATTCTGCTGGTGATGGTCTTGACCTTTCAGGAACGACATTCAGCACCGACCTAAAATCTAATGGTGGTTTGGTAATTGAGTCAACAGAATTAGCAGTTGATTTAGGTGCATCTTCAATTACAGGAACACTAGCAATTTCAGATGGTGGAACAGGTGCAACATCTGCTGGTAATGCAAGAACAAATTTAGGTCTAGGTTCACTAGCAACTTTGTCATCTGTTGCATTCTCAAATATAGCACCAGCAGCAGTTCAATTGAGTAGCGAATCTTTCACAGATGTTGATACCACATTGATGACTTCTGCTGCTATCCAAGATAAGATATTATCATACGGATATACAACCAATACAGGAACAACCACAGCAGACAATACTCAGACATTTACTAACAAGTCAGGGAACATTTCTCAATGGACTAATGACTCAGGTTATACAACAAATGTTGGAGATATCACAGGAATTACAGCAGGGGTTGGTTTGTCAGGCGGTGGAACAAGCGGTTCTGTATCGTTAGCACTTGACCTTCACGAACTCTCAGCATTGGGTGCAGAGGCCTCGACATCAGATTATGTTTCGATTGTTGATTCAACAGATAATTCGACAAAGAAAGTATTAATTTCAAATCTGCCATTTGGTTCAGGTACAGGAGACATAACAGCAGTAGTTGCAGGTGCAGGTTTGTCAGGTGGTGCAACAAGTGGAAGTGCAACTCTCAGTATTCCGAATCAAGGTAGTGTATCTGCTGGGTCATATACGAACTCAAACATCACAGTTGACGCAAGAGGAATCATCACAGATATTAGCAATGGTTCAAGTGGTTTAGCGGGTTCTATATCTAGCACACAAGTTGCATTTGGAACAGGAACAGATACATTAGGCGGAGATGCTAACTTTACATTTGATTCAACAGATGATGTATTAAGTGTTGAAAAGATAAAGACTCAAGTTATCATACAAGTTGAAAATGATACTGCATCTTCAATTAGTACGGGTAGTGTTGTTTATGTTAGTGGAGACGGAACTCATCCTTCTGTAACTAAAGCAAGAGCCGATTCATCTTCAACAATGCCTTCTCTTGGAATAGTTACAAACAATATTGGTGCATCATCTAGTGGTTATGTAGCAACTACCGGAGATTTAACAATTAGTAGCACATTGATAGACGAAACTCTTTCCGACCCATCTGATGTTGGTTCGATTTTGTATGTTAGTCCAACTACTGCCGGAAATATGACTATCACAAAACCAACAACTTCAACTCATTTAATTCAAAATGTTGGAAGAATTGTTGGTATCAACGGTTCAAATGTTAAAATTGCCATAGCAAATATAGGAAGGACAAATGATGTTCCTAATACTATCAGTATTACAGGTAGCATAACAGGTTCGTCAATTATCAAATCCGGTGGAACATCATCTCAATTTTTGAAAGCCGATGGTAGTGTTGATTCTTCTGCTTACTCGACAACAGTAGGAACTGTAACATCTGTTTCAGTAGGAACAGGATTAGATGTTTCAAATTCAACCACTACACCTTCAATCACTCTCGACCTATCTGAGTTTACAGACATGACTGATACTATGATTGGAACTGATGAGTTCATAGTATTAGATGCAGGTTTGGAAAGGAGAAAAGCAGCAAATGAAATAGGGTTAAGCATCTTCAATAATGATAGTGGTTTTACTAGCAATGTCGGAGATATAACGGGAGTAACTGCTGGAACGGGTTTGTCAGGTGGGGGAACTTCGGGTGCAGTTACATTGAACATTGACTCAACAGTTGCTACACTTACAGGAACACAAACTTTGACCAACAAATCAGGGAACATTTCTCAATGGACTAATGATAGTGGCTACACTACTAATGTTGGAGACATCACAGGTGTTACTGCTGGAACTTTACTAGATGGTGGTGGAACATCGGGAACGGTAACGCTGAGTGTTGATTTGTCAGAATTAACAACATCAACATCAGATGCAGATGGAGATTTCTTTGCAGTAATTGACTCGGCAAACGCTCAGAAGAAATTGACAAAGAGCAACATCAATATTTCAGGTTTCAACAACGATGCTGGATTCACCAATAATGTTGGAGACATTACAGGTGTAACTGCCGGACAATCTTTGACAGGTGGTGGTTCAAGTGGTTCTGTAACTTTAGGTGTATCAGACAATAGCATTAGTGCTTTACAATTGAATGTCTCAGGTAACGGTAGTTCCGGTCAGGCACTAACATCCGATGGTGATGGGTCTTTCTCTTGGACTACTATGGAAGTTGGAGATATCACAAATGTAGTCGCTGGAACAGGATTAACAGGTGGTGGTTCTAGTGGTTCTGTAACTCTCAATGTGAGTGGATTGACTGTTTCTGAATTCGCCGCAAGTAGTATTCAATTAAGTTCCGAATCGTTTACAGACAACGACACATCTATTATGACATCGGCAGCGATTCAAGATAAGATTTTATCTTACGGTTACACTACAAATACAGGAACTACTACTGCTAGTAATACTCAGACGTTTACCAATAAGTCAGGGAACATTTCTCAATGGACTAATGATTCAGGATATACAACTACAAGCGGTACTGTAACATCCGTTTCAGTAGGAACAGGACTTGACATTTCTAATCCAACTACCACACCTTCTATTACTCTCGACTTATCTGAAATTACTACTTCAACAAGTAATGCAGATGGAGATTTCTTTGTAGTTGTAGATTCAGCAAATGCTCAAAAGAAATTGACCAAAGGTAATATTGCTATTTCAGGATTTAATAATGATTCAGGATTTACTACTAACACAGGAACAGTAACATCAGTTTCAGGTGGAACGGGATTAACCGGAACAGTAACTACTTCGGGTTCAATAAGTTTAGCAAATACTGCTGTTACTGCGGGTTCTTATACTAACGCAGATATCACAGTTGATGCTCAAGGAAGGATAACTGCTGCTTCTAGTGGTAGTGGTGGTTCAGTTGGTGGTAGTGATACTCAATTATTGTATAATGATGGTGGAACAGAAAACGGAATAGCATCTGTAACTTGGACTGATACAGCAGGTTCAGAACAACTTAAGATTACAGATACAAGCGATACTGCATTAGTTCTCATAGAACAATTAGGAACAGGTAATGCGTTTGAGATTCACGATTCGGCAAGTGATACTTCAATCTTCAAAGTTAGAAGTAGTGGTGCAATTGGAATTGGATTGCCTAGTGGAACAGGTTTTGGATATGGAAAGGTGTATGTTCAGGGCATAGTAAGAGCAGATGAGTTTGGTGCGGCGGGTGGTTCATCCGGCGACCCAAGCCATACTTTTGAAGGCGACCAAGATACGGGTATGTATAGTGGTGGAACAGATATACTAGGTTTCTCAACAGGTGGACAGTCAAGAATGACTATTGCGGCTGATGGAACAGTAGATGTTGTTGGAACATTAGATACGAACAACTTGACGATTGCAGGGGGTCAAGGTTCTGACGGTCAAGTTCTAACTTCAACAGGAAGCGGTGTTGCTTGGGAAAATGCGGGCGGTGGTGGTGCTTCTTCTATTGGTGAGTTATCGGATGTGTTAATGGATGCCACTGATTTTACTGATGGATTTTTACTTCAACCAAATAGTGATGGTTTAGCCCCAACAACAGGAATATTATCTTCTGCTATTGAAAATATAGGTCTAGGAAAGAATGCCTTAAGTTCATTAACTTCAGGAGACTATAATATAGCAATAGGTTCAGATGCTCTTAGTTCACAAACAACTGCTTCACGTTCAGTAGCAATAGGTCTAGGGGCATTAAATGATGCAAATGCATCTAACGCAGTCGCAATAGGTCAGTATGCTTTACGATATGCAACTCAAAATAGTAATGTTGCTGTTGGTTATGCGGCAGGTCAGGGTGTTTCTTCGGGAGATGCAAACTCAACAACCTTTGAAAGAGCAACATTTCTTGGATATCAGGCTGGACAAAAAGGGGCTAAAACAGGTCAAACATGGGTTACTGCATTAGGATATAATGCAGGTTCGGGTGATGTAATAGGTGCTTATTCAACTTATGTTGGTGGAAGAGCAGGTTATCTATCAGGTGAAGGGCAACGTAATACAGCAATTGGTTTTTATGCGATGCATGGTAATTCTGCTACTACAACCGGATTTCAAAACAATACAGCAATAGGTGCTAGTTCTATGTATTGCACTTCTGCTAGTACCGCATCAAATAACGTAGCAGTAGGCTCATTAACGGGATATGCACTTACAACAGGGGATGGTAACACACTAATCGGTTATTCAGCAGGTTGGAGAATGACCACAGGAACTCAGAATGTAGCAGTTGGTTTTGATGCTTTAGGAGATGTAACAACCGGAGTAAGAAATATAGGGATTGGCTATAATGCTGCTAATAATTTTGATACCGAATCAGATAACATAGCAATTGGTTATGATGCTTTAGGTAGTAATTCTCTCGCAGGTGCAGAACAAAATGTTGTTATTGGAAACTATGCTGGAGATGCTATTACAAGTGCTGATGGTTCAACACTTGTAGGGCATAAGGCGGGAACTGCTTTAACAACAGGTTGGGGTACAACTCTTATTGGTTTTGAAGCAGGGGCAGAATCAACAGGTAGCAGAAACACATTCATGGGATATAGAGCAGGTCATTACTATACAAGTGGTAATGATAATATCGCTTTAGGTTATCAAGCCCTTCACGGTTCTTTTGGTAATTCAGCGGGAAGCAATAACATTTCAATAGGAAAATCATCATCTTTCAATATAACCACAGGAAGTAGTAATATCGCTATTGGAGACAATGCAGGGGATAACATCACAACAGGTTCAAACAATGTAGTTATTGGTGAAGCAGATGTTCCAAGTGCAACAGGTAATAGTCAATTATCAATAAGTTCCGGTGATGGTGGCGTTACTTGGATTCAAGGTAATGCAGATGGAATTGTATTGGGTGCATTAACACCACTATTCTTTGAAAGGGCAGCATTAGATACAACTGCTGTTGACTTTAGAGTTCCAACAGTTCAAAGTTCTACTGCTAATCCTAATGGTTATCCAATGCCGTTTGCAGGTAAAGTTGTAGCGGCATCTTTCCTCTTTGCGGGTTCGGCTATAAGCACTAGTGGAAATACTAATACAATACGAATAAGAAAGAATGGCGGCACTAGTGGTAGCGATATTAAAGATTTTACATTTACAGAAGCCGATTTGAATAATACTAATGGTTTCCAATATACTCTTGTAAAATCGGGTAGTGATGTATTATTTACATTTGCCGCAGGTGATGTTTTACAAGTAAGAAGAGAAAGCGGTTCAACAGACCTTAACAACTCACAGGCATTATTATGGGTGAGTTATAACTTCTGAGGTGATTAAATGGAATGGGATGAATTAAGAGGAATAAGACAAGGACTACTAAAGGAAATGGATATTTACCAATTGGCAATTCCATATAGTAATCTAACAGAAACACAAAAAACAGAATTAGAACAATACAGACAAGATTTATTAACACTACCACAGGACTACACAACACCGGAATTAGCATATGCTAACATACCGACCAAACCAACATGGATGGATTAACATGGCACTAAAAATTGAATACGAAACGAACTATGGAATAACTTGCGACTACGCTCATTGTGTAATAGTTGATACTAGATGTAATAAAGAAGTAGATGAAGAAGGAAATAAAACATTCCCTGTTCAATATAGTGGTAAAATATACGCATCGGATAATGCTTATGCTAATGGTGCATCTCCTATTGGCGGTTTTAATGGTAAATTTTTGATGAACGAATCTGCTGCTGAAACTCAATACAACATAATCAAACAATGCTACATTGACTTAAAGACAAAAGATGGTTTTACAGAAGGCGAAGATTGTTAATCCAAACCTACAAATTGGTTTCTTGAATTGACAATTCAATTTAATTTTAATTAAATAATTATCATGTTGAACTCAACAATTACGATTTGTTGATATACCGCAACACATGGGATATTATTCATGTCAGATGAGACAGTATCAGAAACAGAAATGATGAGCGATTTACAATTGACTCAAATGGTTGCCAGCGATAGATTAGTTTACCTAAGAATCCTTGAGGGTTTCAAGAATGACCTTACATCTTTGTTAGCCAAAGTCAATCAAGATATTGCAGAAATAAACAATCAAGTTGCTGCTAGAAATCAAGCACTTGTTGATGGTGGAAAAGCAGTATTTGTTAATCAACAATCGGAAGAAGAAGAATGATGGTTAATCCCGTTGATGCAATTGATTGGACTTGGGATTCTAGTATGGATGAAGAATGGTTCAACTCTAGTGTAACTATACTTCTATCCCCATGAACTTTTCAAATGCAGGGCGGCTTTGCATTCTGTATTGTGTATGAGATTTTGAACCAATTTTTCTGATTTCGATTCCCGATGTCATTCTACACAAAGTTGCTAATTGATTAGCATTGTGGAAATTCCATCCTTGTTGAATAAAGTATGATTTAATTTCATCAATAGATTTCCATCTTCCATCTGCCAAAACAGTAGCAATTCTCATCCTGATGAGATGGTTTCGCCTTGCCATATCAGACATTACATTGAGTCAAGTGGTTATTGTGTATTTCCTTTTCTTGATAAGTGTGAACAATACTAAGATAAGCCGTCAATGAGTGTCTTAATTTGTTGTCAGATTGCAGGGCTTATCGAGGATTTATTGACCGTGTTCAGATACATGAGATATCTGTTATTTTACACGTTGGAGTGAACAATCCAAATGATAGTATTGATATCCGTGATTCTTTTGATAGTCGAGTAATTACTTTTCATTCAGATAATTGGTCAGGTATCAAAGAAACTTATCTCGATATGAAACTTCAACCCCAACAAAATATCAGATTTGTTCCATTGGATATTTCTGAAACTGATTTGGATTCGTGGTGGAATGAAAATGAATCTGTTGACATCAACATGGTTCTTCTCGGAATTGATGGTTCAGAAAAAAATCGGTTAGTCCTGAATGGGATGACAAAATTATTGGAGAAAGTGGAATATGTAATCGCAACCGTTGGTGTTGATTCTTCTGAATATCAGGCTCTAAATAAAACACTAAAAGAACATAGATTTGAAGGTGCAGAATTAGAGAGTTATGACTCAAGATACAACATCTGTTTGTTCAAGAAAAGCAAGAAGATTCAGATAGACTAATGAACCACTTCCGACCCTGCTTTGACTCCCTCGATTGAGGGCTGCTTACAGGTGAACAATATGCCACTACAAAACGATACAATTTTACCAACAAATGAACTAATTGATTCCATGTCGTTTGAATGTCCTTACTGTCAATCTATCATATTGAGATACGATAGAAGGGGCGACCATTTCATTTGGGATTGCTGGGCTTATCCTGATGCTAAGAAAAGACTATTCTTTCAGACAGGTAAAGTAAGAATATGAATCATTCATAACGGTGGGTGAAATAGTATCATCTGATAACAATGGCTAGAAGAGATAATCCATTGAGAGACAAAGTAATCAGAAAGTATATTCAAGAGAATCAACCATGCTCAACAACTGATATTTTATCAGGTGCAAAGTTTGCCAATGGCCGACCATTGAACCAAACAAAAAGACTCAATCTTAGTGAGAGAGAATTGATACCTTTGCTCAGAAGAAATCCATCCTTCATCGGAACTAATGTTGGTGGTCGAGGAAGGTCATGTTGGATGTGGAGAATGAGAAGATGAGTAAGTGCAAAGGAAGTAATTGTGAATCTGAAATTTACAAAGAAGAATTGTGTTATGAGCATTACAGAAAATACATTCATTGGAGTATTAATTTAACGACAGCAGGGCGTGTCTGAAATGGATGAAGGAGAAGTCGTAGAACTATTGAGACAGTCTCTTGCATCCTATCAGAATGATGACTTGGATAAGTCCAGCCAAGAACTGAATAAGGTTCATCTTGAGGTCTATGAATCAACAACACAATATCGAGATATGACTCCCGTTGATGCTGTCAGTTTGATAGCAACTATTCGTGTTGATTTTCCAAATGATATCAACAAAGGTTCTGAATCATGGAACAGACATTATCGAGATATGCTGAGAGCGATTAGAGAATTAGCAGAATCATATCTGAATACAGTCTGAGTTGTTAAGATGATTAGTTCTGCATTCAAGTATCTAATGAGTCAGATTCCTTTAGGAAAACTAATTCTTAAGATTTTGATAAAATGAAATCATTGATATAGGTGGGAATAATTTGCTATCAACATGAACGCAGAAGAAACGCAAATACTGAGAAAAGCAATAGATAATTTACGAGAAGAAAAACATAGATACAAAGCAAGAGTAAATATTCTGTTGGAAGAAAATGATTTACTGAAACACATTCTTTCAATCAACAACATTCAATTGACACCCGATGTAGTTCAAGATGCTGAAAATCATTTGAGAGAATTGAGTAGAGAAATGATAGAGAAAGAAATTAAGGAGATGGAATAAAAATGGATTATAGAAGATTATTTAGATATTTAGTGATGATTATGATTGGTGGTTTAGGGGTGTTTAACTCCTACAAATTAGAAATAAGATACGAACCAAATACTAACTTAGAGTTATTGTATCAAAACGGTATCATTATTTCCACTTTAGTAATTATTTATTTCACACTAGCATTCTTTATTGAGATATTAGTTTCAAAAAGAATTTCAAAAAGAAAGAGAAGGGTATATCGTACATCATCTAAGAAAGAGTATGAATTGAAGAAAGTTACCTCTGTTAAACAAAAAGATGATGACACTCTTACCGCACAGGAGTTTTATGATAAAAATACAAAGGGGGAAGAAGAATGAAGTGGAAAGAATACTTTAGAAGAAAGAAAGAAATTAAGGAGATGGAAGAATGAGCAGGTATTACAAAAGAGCGATGAAAGCAGAAGTGTTGGAATATATGCGTGTCAAAGAGATTGGTTATGAGGAAGCATATCATGCCTTCACAAGAATGGGTCGAAGGCCATTACTAAGAACAATGCAAGCAGTTCGTAAAGAAGTTGAAAGAAGGAAGGAGATGGAAGGGTATGAATATGAAAATACCAAGTAATTCAATTGGATATGAAAAAAAATATTTCAGATTGCTTTTACTTTGTAGAAGATTATTGATGAACCAAATTACACTTTCAGGATTCAAAGAAGAAATAATGAAAGAACAAGAAAATGAACATCAAGAATAACCTTCAACTATCTCGGATAGGATAGTGAAGTCAGAACATGAACGATGGCGAATGAAAAGATTTCTAGCCATCAAATATCCAAATGCTACTGAGGCACTTGCTGGTAGCAAACCAATCAATCGAGTTATGCACTTTGTAGTATGGACTAAGGCTGGCAATCGCTATGCCTTTGGTTGTCTCTCTACACAGACGCAGGGCTTTCTGAGTCAGGCTAGAGTTAAGCAGTTAGATACTGAAATGACTTCTCTCAATGAAGGAATGAATGCAATAGTTGCGACCAGCAGAATTGAGAATGTAACTTGCAGACTTTGTTTGATGAAAATCAGAAATGCCCTGAACGAGAATCAATAAGATTCCATGTTGAACTCAACATTCCTAAAGGAATAGTCAGATTAGTAGTATTGATATAGTGATGCTACATCCCCTAGAATGCGAAACGCACACGGAGATGACAGAAATGACAACAGCAAATACAGAAAACCAAATAGAAATATTTTACAGAAGCAGGGAATCTTGGTCGCTTGAAGGCCGTTGGGAACAACCAACAGTTGAGACACTAGATGCAACTCACATTGCACTTCCTCTTTTTGTATCTGACCAAATAACACTAGATGATGATAACCAAGATGATGACGATATACTAGAGGACATCTATGGAACTATGAACTGCTTTAGAGGAAACCCACTATCAGTAGGACACCATGCTGGCGGCCATCAAGATTGGATGGAAGAAATAGGAATCGGCCACACTTCAATGTCAATATTCGATGTTGTAAGAATCAATGAAACATATTACTCATGTCAGCCTAGTGGATGGGAATCAATTAACTGAATATTTACCTAACCAAATCGGGGGGATGGCTTCGGCCATCTCCCCTTTTTTTATTTTCAATTTCAGGGTTGAACATCTTGTTCGTCAATAACCGAATCTTGTCATAACGGTTTGAGATTTCTGTTTCGTGCAGATGCGAACAATGTTGGCTTCAACATCTCAGTCAATAACCCTCGTAATCCCGATTGATATTTGCTGGTTAATGCAGATAGGATATTCAGGGGTTGACATATGAAATCCTATCCGATAATGTGATGTCATTACTATCTCATCTCCCAACATCACAGCCAGCACACAAATAGAGGCTGTATAGAGCCACGCTTTTCTATATCGGTGGTATGGTTTATCCTGAAATGTATTTGCGTGGCTAGGATTGGCTCTATTGATACGTTTCTGACTAATTCCGTATCTGACTCTATCCTGTGTTTTTCACAACCTTGATTATCCGCTTGACATCTTGACTAATTGCAGGGCGTATTCAGGATGACATCAATACCGTATTTTGTAGGCACAGGAATGAAGAGAGAAGTAAGACTTAGTGGAATCACAATGGATGTTGACGGCAACAAGTCTCAAACATCTGTATTCCAATCATCAGATTTATTGTTGGTTAGTTGGATTAGAGAACAGATGATGATGATGGATGATATGATTACAGTTGAGATGTTTCTGATTGATAGAGATGATAATCAAAAAGTATGGAAACAAATTTCGATGAAACAGTTTCGTGAATTGCTGGTGGATTGGAGAATTAAGTTTCAATGATGTTAGCCTCAACATTTCAAAATAAAAAAAAGGGGATGCAGCCGAAGCCACATCCCCAATTTGTTAGGTTGTATTTCACAGGTTACGGATATCTACGTTTCCGATTAAGTCCTCATTGTCTAGTAATGCTACAACAGTAATTGTTGCTTCCTCATATCCCCATTCGTTGTTACAAAGTACGAGTCCTTTTTGTGATAGTTGTGAGCAAACCCCTGAGATGGTTTTTCCATCTAGGTCATCACAGTAATCATCAAGCAATTGAGTCCATGCTTGGTCGCTATCGTAATCATCGCATATTTCTAAGAGTGCGATGTAAACTAATCTCTCTTTCTCGGTTAGGCCACTAATGATATCGGTTATTATTTCCTGACTCATGGTGCTACGCACCAACCTTCCATATATCAATGTTCTGAATCTGACTTCTCCTGTATTTCTTCCATAATTTATTCATTTCGTGCTGGAAGAAACCCGTTCATTTCTGAATGGAATTGTTGGTTGCAGGGCTTACCTTAAGAGGGTGGGAACTGAGGAACTAATCAATGGTAAAACCAATCAAAGGAACAAGACGTGGTGGCAAGAGATATGCACCGAGATTGGTGAAGCAAATTATCGAGTTTTTAGGAGAAGATGGAGAAGCAACTTCACAGGAAATATATCACTTTCTGATTGGTCGAACCAAGATGTCTCCAACAAGAAATCAACTCTCAAACATTCTCAAGAAGTCAGGATTCTTCATACCGATTGATGTTGTAAACTCAAGAAATGTAATCGGCAATAGAAGCCGTTGTAACCTTTGGGCGGTGGATGTATCTGCTGCTGAAAAGGAAGGCTTGATGGTACGTTCTGACGACTAGAATTAGCAATAACTCAGAACTGTGTGATACTGACTCTCAATAGAAATCGTCAAGAACAATGACTCACTACAAAAACATCGTTCTGAAATACAGATGTGATACAAATGACAGACAAAGAATTAGTTCCACATACCGATGATGCATTAGTGAGATGGGTGGCAATGCTGCTGATAGAAGGAAAACGTGAATCGGAGATAAGAAGGCAGTTGAATGATAATTCAATTTTTCAGTCTCCTCTCCCCATCGACCAATGGAATGAACTTATGTTGTTGGCTTCAACAGCAGCAGCCGATATGCGGTCAATGGTAATCAGCAGAGCAGAACTTGGGTCAACTGACTTTCTCCGATTGGATTCTTACACAAGAAGAAAGAAGAATCTTCACAGGCTGGAAAGAATAATTGACAGGGCTGAATCTGAGGCCGATTCTGTAAGCAAACTCAACTCAGTTTCATTCATGGTTGGTGGATTGATGAAGGCTCAGGAATCTATGGATAAGTTTACGGGGGCACAAGAGGCTGTTCCACAGGTGCAAGTGAACATTGGGTATGACCCATTAGACCAATTCAGAAACGTCATTCAGGTCGAGGCAAATAAGCCAAAACAGGTCATTGATATCTCCGATGAAGAAGAGTAATTTGCTGGTGAAACTCCGTAACCAATCAGTCCGAAATTTCGTCAATTAATGATTGGGTTTTTGATATCGGGATTAGTCATAGTTGTCGAGTTCATTGACACGATGCAGGGCTTTCGGATTTATTGTCCGAATCATTGTTGGGGTCAACAAGTGGATTGATTGTTTGGATTCTGTTCTCTAATCTTATCTTTTACTTACTTCTATCAATATAAAATAATTAATTAATCAAACGAATGAGGGTAATGGCACACATATATGTCAGGGGTCTAACATATGTGTGTGTCATAGGGGGGTGGTTAGTTCGATTAATTGTTGAAAATAGACCCCCACCTATGCCCGTCAGCACCATCCCGACCACCACCACACCCGCACACTATCCGAAAAAATTACGAGCGATTTTTCACTATGTCATAGTCAGATTCGTAATAGTATGAAACAGACTATCCCCCCCCTAATTTTTTTCAGACTCAAAACCAATCTGAGATATTTCGATTTTCAATTTTTTTTGTGAACAAATTTTCCCTTATGTCTATTAGGGTGTGAATATCTGATTCCAATTATGCGAGCCAAAACAGTAACCCATGTCGAATATGAAATTATACAGCACATCTTGGATGAAATAGATATCCAAAGTGTAAGAGAAGAAATGGTAACAGACAAACATTCTGAAAAGAGATTTGAGACAGGTGCAAAGAATGTATCTGACTTGATTACAAATCTAGCCAAGAGAAGATTGCATCGGTTGCCAAAAGACCATGCAGATTATCAGGAGAAATCAGAATGAAACCAACTCATCAACATCTGACTTTTGGAAATGGAGAAAGGAAATGTGGAGATGAAACTAAGACAACTTACATTGACGATTTCGATTACAGAAGATTGCCATATTGCGAGAAGTGTTTTCCGAACGGAAGGTACAACATCATAGGTGTTGAATCCAACATACAAAATTTAGTTCAGGAAGAAAGCCCAGCAGAAAAAAAATCTCCCAAAAGATTTCTTAGAGACTATCAGAAAGAAGAATAATCAGAAATCAAAGCATTGATATGCGAATACTGCATCCGAAGGCTTGCCGAACGGTAAAGCGAAGCAAAGGAGAAAATGAAAATGAATGAAGAAATGACAGCAGCAGAAAGAAAATACAGGGAAGATACATTAGCAATCTTGAACGGTGAAAAATCCGTGATAGATGTGCTACGAGAAACGGGGGTGATTGACGAATGAGTGATAAAGTTACAGGAATTAAGGCTAGGATAGAGTTTACAAGGTTTCAAATTAATAATCTTAAGATGTATTTAGAAGAAAGAGAAAAAGAATTAGTTGGATTATTACAAACATTAGAAATATATGAAAAGGAGATGAAACAATGAGTTATGGAGAAAAAATGTACGATGAATGGCAAGAAATACAAAGCAACAAGATAATTGGTCTTGATACAAGTGGTTGGGTGGCAACCTGTCGTGGTTGGCGACCCGATTATCCGGTATTAGACAAGGCTAGATTCCAAAGAATGAGCCACCTTTTTACAAAAGAATCTTGGCTTATGTTTGATGGATTACCAATCTATGCAAGAATGTTTATTGAACAAACAATATTGATGAACAGTAGTAACGGATTTTGTTTTACTGAATACAATTTTATTGATGAGAATCTTATACGTTTTTTCTTAAGAAAGATGGAATCAAGTATGTCAGGGGTGGATGCTTAATGCCTTTCATTCTAAGATTTAGCGACTTTATGAGAAATGGTCGTGCTTCGGAAGTGTTGTTTTCCACACATGAAGAGGCTGAAAAATATGTAGATACATACCTTTTATCCAATGGAATAAAACACTACACAATAACACCCACAGGAGATGATGTTGAATGAATATATTCGTAGTTGATAAAAACCCAATAGAAGCCGCTAGAGCATTGTGTGATGTTCATGTCAATAAGATGATTGTCGAGTCAATGCAGATGCTAACAACGGCTCTAAAACAATCAGGTATTTTAGCACCCGATGAACTACCATTCCGTAAGGATGGAATCACAAGATATTCAGGTAATGCACATCCTCATCATCCTTGCACGAAATGGGTTGGAGAACACTTGGATAAACCGACATTTCCTAATCCATTTAGGCATCTGCAAATAATACCGGAAAATCATCCCCTAGAAGTAAACACAGTTAGGACATGGGAAGCCGCAGGTGAAAGTGGATTGATTGTTGCTACACCGAATTATTCTTGGTTATATTTGCATACTAAAGAATTACTTAATGAGTTTTGGAAAAGGTATGGTAAACATCATGGTTGTTTTGATGCATTCCATTCCTTGCCCGATTGTTGTTATGATGCTTGGAAGTATGTTGATAACTTTGTTCAAGCCATGCCTGATGAGTTCAGGATAGAAGATGATTCAGTCAAAGCATACAGGCAATATTATCACACTAAGGCATCTTCATTCAAGACGAAGAAAATGGAATGGGCTAAGGGTAGGGATGCCCCTAATTGGTGGATGCAAGGATTGGCTGATTACATCAAAGAAATCAAAGAGATTGGGGTGGTTATAGAATGAGTCTGACTACCTATTATCACGCCACACCATACGAGAACTTTTTCTCGATTACGAGAGAAGGAATCAGGAAATCTTGGGGCGGTGTTTATTGCTCAACTGACATGGAAACATCAGCCAAATGGATTTGCTTCACAAGAGCCACTTCAAAGAAAATAATGGTGCTTCCATTTAGGCGTGATTCTAGCCTGATGGAACTCGGTGTTGACCATTCACCCATGATGACTAGAATGCTGGGCGTGGATGATGATTCTGCATCCTTCGTTAGCCCTGATGGGATTCCATCTCAGGATATACTTTGGGATGAAGTTAGGATTTATGATAATCCATTTTATGCGGGGGTTGAGGAAGAATGAAAATAGAAAAAAATCACAAAGTCAGATGTTCTCATGTTGATGTAATCAAAAAATATCGGCCTGTTAGATATGAAGAAAATCAATGCAGAAAAAGAGCAATCCATCTCGGTAAAGTGGGTGTGGTGTTCAATTGGGAAGATTACTCAAAAGTTGAGGGAAGAGATACGAGTGATTACTGTTTGGAACATCATGCCGAACATCACTTCGACCCATCTGAAACATTATCCACATATTGTTCAGAATGCCCCGAAGATGCCGAGCCAATGTTTGTGATGAACAGAAGATTGGAATTATTGCATAGCAAGGAAGAAGGGATTTGGGGCGACCCACATGAAAGTGGTTCTATATCATCCGATTATGGATTCTGTTGCCCCAAACATGGTGGTAGCAAAGACCAATGGGCGGAGAATGTATCACGGAAATGTATCACTTTCGTAAGGGGTGATTGTCAATGAATAAACATAATTTTTCAGATGTTGTATATTGTGAATCTTGTGATTTTGTGGAGTATTAATTCAGGTGTTGGAGTCAACAGGGAGTAGTGAGAAAAAATGTCGAAGTTTAGAGCGAAAAAATTGGCCTACAAGAAAAAGAAAAAGTTAGAAAATAAATACAATCTAACTGAAAGACAAGAACGTATATTTTTGGAAAAAGCAGTTCAGACATTTATTGATTACAAACAGACTCCTGATGGTGGAACATTTTTGGATGGAGATAGTTGTGTTTCTCATTCTCAATTGTTCCATTTATTCCTGAAAAAATTAGGATTCAATTCTAGTAAAGTAATCTGTGTTGATATTGCTAGTTGGAATAGAGATTATGTTGCATGGTATAATGCTGGAAATGGATATGAAACGACATCTGATGGATATGTTTGTGAGGGTTTTCCAAACGCTTACATTGGGTTATGTGGTCATATGGAAGGTTGGGATTTTCAAAGTGATTTAGAAGGATATGCAGGTCATGTAATAGTTCAGACAAAACATCATTTCATTGACTTAACTTTTGGTCAATTTTCTCGACCCGATAATGACATCATTGTTCCACCAATTATGATAATGCCGAGAACAATTTTTAGAACAAGAAAAGAACAAGAAAAAGCAAATATGATTCCACCATTTATGATTCAGATGAATGATTCCCACATTAAAGCGAAAAGTTGGAAGGAAACAGAAACAAATAAAAGACTTTTAGAAAAGGAACAACATTCTTGGTCAGGTTTTAAGAACAATTCTCGGATTGCATTATTACCATTATACACGATATCAAACTATTCAGGAAATATCATGTTTACTACACGGCCTGACCAAAATATTTCAGAAAATTATCCTCGATGGAACAAGAAATCTTTCACAGTAACAAATGACAGAATATCAGAAGTTTTGTTGTCAATACATAATGGGAAAAAAATGGATATAAAAGATAGGATTAAGGTCTATGAAGAAACAGGTCATATTACAATTGATGTGAGCGAAGATGAGTGAGAAAAAAGATAAGAAAATCAAAAATCTTCATATCAGAATCAAAGATTTAGAAAGACTACTTAGAAAGTCTAGGAAATCCGAGAGATTTTGGCGTAAGAAATGCGAGTTGCTTGGTCAAGAGACTATTGACTTGAGTTTAGCCCTCAGATTCGCTGCAAATGACAAAATACAGCAAATTAGTCAGATGGGTAGAAGTCAGAAAGGTGCTTGGGAAGTAGAAGGTGAAGAAAATGAGTGATATTGAAGAGAATCAACTAGAAAGTTTCAGACGTCGAATGTTAGAACCGCCATTCGTATGTCCTGTTTGTGAAAAAAAACCTGCTTGTATTACAACAACTTTGACATCAACAACTTACGATGTTTCTAGTGGATGGATAGATGTTGCAGACCAAATTGATTGGAGAAGTTGTATGGATTGTTTTCGGGAAATGAAATCCGACAAAAACTCCGTGTTGAACTCAACATGAAAAACGCCATTTTTTGAAATATTGCTCAGTTTATATAGTCTTGAGTTCATATGGTTAATCGGCTCGGAAACAGGCGGAATAAAAAACCCCAATACAATCCGAATATTCATGGTCGAAGTATCTTATTTGCTGGTCGAAGCAGAAGAGGGTCGAGAACTACATCTCGCAACAGATAATTTAGGGAATCGAAAAGTCGTTATGAGAATGCAGAATACAGGAATGGAAATTACTTATTTCAAAGACTTGTTTTCTTCATTGGGATTCGATGTTTATTTTCAGAATGTCAGATTGTTGAATCCAACAGATGATGTCAAGAAATGGAATGTGGATTACAATGCAGTTTCAGATTATAATGCTAGAAGAATTACATTAATGAATCCTTAATATAGGTGGGAGAATCAGTCATAGATTACTCAACGCAATAATACCACGTATTATGGGGGTAGGGGGCGTTGGGTAGGTTTGTGTTATTTCCTTTTTTCATCCCCCTACTCCCACCAATCATCTTAGACATTAACCAGCGTTTTCTCTTTCATATTTATGAGCGAACAGCATGGTTCAGATTTGGTTCTTCAAGTGTTTGCATTCTTCACAGTAATTCTATTAACATCAGTTTCTATGATGCCCCCTTTACCAGCAAGAATAGTTCCGTTTTGGGAAGAAGATTCCTGTATGTGGTTTGATGGTGAAATCGTTTCTAAGCGAATCGAGAATGAAGGATTAATAACAGCCGATTATATTTTGGGGGTTGATGGAACTTTGGACAATTTTACAGACATACAAATGGAAGTGCATTCTGATGTTTTCGTCTATGAGATTTTACCAATTGGTGCATACTACAATGGAACTGTTTGTGATACCGTTCCTTTACGTCAGGCTGTAATAGATGGAGTCATTATATTCATCTCTTGATATAGGTGGGATTAACAGGTGTTGTTATGGAAAAAGAATGGATATTCCCAGCGTCAATGAATCCACATGAGTTTGGTCGGAAAATGCAAATCATAGTTTTCGCAAATCCGAATGTCGAATTTGTATTCAAACGAATTGGCGGAAATGTCGTAGTGAAAGTTTTGGAATGAGGATGCTGTTGATGTCAACATTCATTCTGATGTCAACAATCCCACCCTTCCAACTTTTTGACGATGTTTGGTCAGAAGCATATTCATTGTCAGAAATGTATTCATTAATATAGGTGGGATTTTCTAACGTAAATTACACAGGAGATGTGAACAATGACTGAATATACGAAAGCCGAAATAAAAACGATGACGAAAGCAAGCATCATAAATGCATTTGATAAATACGGATGTACCTTTGACGAAAAGACTGCGGGGGCAGTAAAATACACAGCAATATCTTTGAACGGTAGTTACCAAAGAATTGCTGCTATTTATGGTTCGCAAGGTGGTGGTGCATCAATATGGATTAAGGAAGCAGCATGGGAACAAATTAGACCACAGGTTACAGAAGGAAACATCCGAGTAGATGATGTTGATTTAACCAAGCGTGGATTCCAATGGGCTATCCATTTTGACAATCCAAATGACCCACACATTCAGATGGTTGTAGATGCTGTTGTTGAAGTTGGAGAAATCAGATGGACTAGAGCCAAGAAAAGAAAAGCAGATGACGCTCGCAGGGCAGAACAAAGAATACTTCGTGAAGCAGAAATGGCTGAGAGAAAAAGAAATCCATTTGCGTGAGTGATTGGGATGGAAATCCTAGAAATTTTAACAGAAAGTGGAAGGTCTTTTATTGACCAATCTAAGATTATCGCTATTACTATAATCGAAGGTAAATCTGCTGAAATTCATATGACATCAGGAACAATTTTCACAACTAAGGAAATGGATGTTGTTCATAGAATAGATTTCCTAAAAAACCTAATCAGTTAAGAGATAAATTATGAGCGAAGAACTTGACCCAATCGGATTAGCGATTGTGATTGTCTCTCAGATGTTTTGTCTGTTGGCAATTTTGTTCATTCTTTCTTGATTGCTGCAAGTATTGCATCTCGGAATATTAGGCTGCAACTCAATTCCGAATGCACTTGATACAGTATTATCGAGTTTTATTGAGAAAACGAAGTATTCATAACCGATAGCCAACGTGAGCGAAGCGAAAAAAGCGACCCGTAGGTCAAGGAAAATGATAACATGATAACAGAAAACACACTAAATGACCCAAAAAGTAGGATTAAGCCAGCAGAATTTGATTATGACTTAACTCCGATTCAAAGATATAATCGAATAAGAATGAAATTACAATCAGAAGGACTTGTATTGAAACAAGAGAGATTTTCCGGTGAAGAACAACATCTTGCTTTGATTCAATGTGAGGACATAAGCCACATACCAATTGCATACAGCCCTCATGGTGGTCAAGTTCGTGCTTCGGTTGATGGTCGCAAACCTCTTTACAATATACCCGTTGATTGGTGGGGCAAAAAAATTATTTTGAAATATTATGCAGGTGAAGATATGGTTGAATTAGTCATGAGTGGAGATAGACAATCATACAAAGTTCTCAAGCCGAGAAGTTGGAATGTTTCAGCCAAAGCCGAAGTTGGAATCTATGGAGAAGAAAACATGGGTAATGGATATGAAACAAGAAATCTGATTTGTGGATTTGCAGATGGTTCTTCTCCTGAAACTATTCATATTCCATTGGATTATAGAAGTCGTGCTGGTTACATCGGGCAAAGATATGACTGTCTAAGAAAGTCTATACTTGTTCAAAGAAAAACTGATTCAAATGGAGAATATTACTATGTTTGTGAGGATGGTATTTTGTTCCATTCTGTTGCTGATACGAAAGTAGTCTCAGGTGGTCAATATGAGGAACATCCATGCAGACAATCTAGCCTTAATCGTATTTTACCACAGCCAGCATCATACAGTATATTGTCAGCAAATGAACAAAAGTTGTCAGTTAGCCAACTCAAAAGAGGAAGCACCAAAAGACCATATGTAAAACAACTATCTGCAAATTGGGATAAATCCCTAAAGGGTGCTGTTCTAGTGTCTTGTCAATGCTGTAAAGGTAAAGGTAGAACTAGGGCTAGTATTT